ACATTACAGTTAATTTTTAAAAGGTATTTTAATGAACATAATGGGCTTTAGCGCATATCATCACGATTCTGCGGCTGTTAATATTCATAATAATTTAATTGTGGGTGGATCTCATGAAGAAAGATTTACTCGTAAAAAGTATGATAATAGTTTTCCTATTAATACTTTTCGTTGGTTAAGAAACCAAAAAGAACAAACTGATGTGGTTGCTTTCTATGAAAAAAAAGATTTTATGGAAAGACAAAACATCAAAAGAGACATTAAAAAAGCTCTCCCCGGTAAGTTTGACATTGAGTTTTTTGAACATCACGATTGTCATGCTATGAGTTCTATTTGTACAACTGATTGGGATAGATGTGCTGTTATGGTCGTTGATTCTATGGGGGGTAAATACGCAACTAGTCTTGGTATTTTTGAAGATGATAAAATTACTTGGTTAAAAAGATTTGAATACCCAAACAGTTTAGGATTATTTTATTCAACTGTCACCCGTTTTTTAGGTTTTAGACCTTTATCTGATGAAGAAAAAGTTATGTCTGCAGCAGCATACGGTGAGCCAAAATGGGCTAAGTATGCAAAAGAAAAAATCATTAATACAGAACTAGGTGAGTATACTTTACTACAAGATTTGCGTAGAGGTATAGGTGAAGGCACTTTAGATTGGGATGTTGCAAGAAGCGCTCAAGATATTTTACAAGAGTGTTTAATTAATCTTGCAAGTTGGTTGCATACCGAAACAGGCTCCTCTAAATTAGCATACGCTGGTGGTGTAGCTTTAAATTGTGTTGCCAACACAGAGTTAGTGAGATATACTGGATTCAAAGAAATTGCTATCCAACCGGCAGCAGGAGATGCGGGATGTGCTTTAGGAGCAGCTGCTCTTGTGCAAAGACCTCTTTGGGAAGGCCCGTATATTGGTTATAATGATTCTTTAGATCAAAATCCAGAAGAAATTGCACATAGAATTATGCAAGGAGAAGTTGTTCCTGTTTTAAACGGAAAGGCTGAATTTGGTCCTCGTGCTCTTGGTAATAGAAGTATTCTATGTTTACCAACTGAGCTTAACATTTCAAAACTTAATAACATCAAAAAAAGAATCAACGATACTTGGAGACCGTATGCTCCGATCTGTCTTGACTCCGTTGCCGAAGATTATTTTGATATCTATATTCCCTCATACGACATGCTATTTGTCGCTTTTTCGGAGACTGACTTATTTAGGACTCATGATGATACAGCAAGACTTCAGCTTGTCAATTCCTCAAAAAATGGGTTCTTAGGGAAAATTTTAGAAATTACCACTGCGCATAATCACCCTATTTTAATTAATACAAGTTTAAATGTAAAAGGTAAACCAATTGTAAATTCTGTTGATGATTTTAAAAATGAGATGAAAGTTTTTTAATGTGGACTCATAATAAAAAATACGATTATACGTATGATATGCGTGTTGATACATTATCATCGGGTAGGACTTACTTTACTCCTGACGGTGATTATCCAAGTATTACTACTATTTTAGGTAAAACAGCTAATAATGTCTGGTTGCAGGCTTGGAAAGACAAAGTTGGAGAAGAAGAGGCGGCACGTATTTCAAAAGAGGCTACAGATCGTGGAACTTTAATTCATGAATATGCAGAGCGTCATTTTAATAATGAAGATATCATAAATGATTTAGTTCAAGAATCATCTGATGTAATACAAATGACTCGAGACTTAGTTAAAATTACAGAATCTGGTGTCGAAGAAATTTGGGGTCAAGAGCAAGTTTTATGGAGTAATAAATATAAATACGCTGGTAGGTGTGATATGGTAGGCATATGGAAAGGTACACCCTCTATCATTGATTTTAAAACATCTAAAAAGACAAAGTATATAAAACAAATAAAAGATTATTTTATACAGTGTTGTGCTTATGCTGTAGCGCATAATGAATTATACGGAACTGGAATTAAAAATATTGTTATTTTAATTACTGTAGACAGTAAAGATCCTCAATGCTTTGAGACAAGCGCTGTTCCTTTTTTACCTGAGCTTAAAAATAGGCGTAATCAGTATGACTTATTGTAAACAAATTCCATTGCCTGTTCTTCAAGCTGACATAGAAAAAATTAAATTTTTCTATAAAAATGGATATAAATTATTTAGTGAAAGACAAATTGATAATCCTTATTGGAAATCTTTTAATTTAATTACAAATTCAAAAATTTCCCCCGTCTCTCAAAACTTAAAATGTATTACTTCGTGGTTAAATCTTATTCAAGAGCACACTGGTATCAAAAATATAAAAAACTGTTACATTTCCGTTTTAAAGCCAAAATGTGCTATTCCCTGGCATACTGATGCTGAAGGTGAAAAATTTACATCTTCTTTTATCACCTCAATTTCCACTGATAAAAGCTTTTTAGAAGTAGATAATATAAAATATACTTATAAAAATGGTTACAGCTATATTTTTAGAGCAGGTTTTAGTCATAGAGTGCTAAATTTAAATGATGATTTAAGAATCACTTTGTGTACTACACCTGAAGAAAATCCTTACAGGAAAGAAAAATAAATGTTAAATTGGTATCATGAATTAGTTTTTCAATTAAAATTTTGGTTTAAAAAAAGAAAGTTAAAAAAGCTTGATCCCTATATATACGAGGTAAATAAAAATGATGAATGAGCATAGATTTACTATGGAAGGTTTAAAGGACACAATCGCACGACTACTAAAAGAAAACGATGAACTAAGACTAAAACTTAGAATCTATGAAGAAAACGTAGGTAAAATCTCTTTAAACCCAAAAAGTATCAATGAGCAAAAGAATAAATAAACATCTCAAGCAGTTCTTTGAGGAAAAACCCTTGACCGATTGGGAAAAAAATTTTATACTTGGCTGTATAAAAGCTCAAGATAAGTCCTGGTATGGTCAACTTACCACTAAACAGTGGAATAAAATTAAATCAATTAAGGATAAATATGATGTGGCAGATAATTGTAATAATGATGGTTGCTCTAGGATCTAAAACAGATGCGATTGAAATTTCTCATAATAATGGTGAGGTTTTAGAATTTGAGTCTCAAGCAATTTGTTACGCTCATGTTGAGGCTAATTTAGAGAAACTTAAATCTTTTGCATCATCGCAGTTTGACGGTGCCCCTGTTAAGTCTATTATTTGCGTTAAAAAACCATTTGGAATTAACAATGTATGAATACAAATGTAGAGTTATTAAAGTGGTTGATGGTGATACTATTGATGTTGACATTGACCTTGGTTTTAATATTACCCTGTCTAATCAGCGCATTAGATTACAAGGTGTTGACACTCCAGAATCGCGCACAAGAGACTTGGAAGAAAAAAAGTTTGGGTTACTTGCGAAAGAAGTTGTTGAGTCCTATTGCTCCTTAGATAAACCAATCACCCTCAAAACTACGAAAGACGAAAGAGGTAAGTTTGGTCGCATTTTAGGTGACTTTATAGTCTACGACGCTAAAACAGACTCTTGGAAGATGTTGTCTGAAATTTTAATTGAAAACAATTTTGCAGTTGCATATCACGGTCAATCAAAAGAGGAAATTAAAGAAGCTCATTTCTTTAATAGAGAAAAAGTTAGAGGACTTCTTAAAGAATGAAAAATCGGTATACTGTGCATAGAGAAATAGCATCCCAAGCTCAACTTGATAACATGCATAATTTAGTTAAAGAGAGTTTAGACAAGAATAGAGAGGAAGACAAAAAATATAACGTTCAGAGAAAATATGTTCTTGTTACAGGAGATTCGTGGGCTCAAGGTGAACTTGATGAAAGTAAAGGCTCTGATTGGTCTGCAACTCATTCTGTTAGCGGGTATTTAGCTTCTTTGTTTCCTCAAAGATACGTTGCTGTTGGATTTCCAAATCCTGGATGGGATGATTTTGAAAGCATTTACGTAATTCAACAAATGCATGACATGTTTGATTACGTTGTATTTTTCAAAACATGTGGATTACGTTCTATTATGTTACAAGACCACCCTGGAAGAGAAGATTTTGGTATCACCGAAGAAGAATTTGATGTTAAAAATGTCATCGCTCAGGGTAGAATTATAAACGATATTGTATATGAAATGTTAAAAGAATGGGAATCAAAATTAATTTTAATTGGCGGTCTAAATAAAATTACTAATGATGGGGCTAAATTAAACACTGTTCTTACAATCCCAAGTGTGATAGAGAGATATGACTCTAATGTTGAAGATGTTGATGTTTTTGGTTGGGAAGATATGTGGGAATTTTACAAACCAAGAGTTAAAGGAATCAGGGCATATCAAGATTCTCTTTTAGAAGTGATGGATAATTTTGGGAAAAAGAAACAGTATATGGAAGCAAATCCACACCATTATTTTCCTGATGGAAAACACCCAAATAAAGTATTACACAAAGATTTAGCTAATTATATAGGAGAGCATTTATGGACGCTATAATTTTTGGGGCAGGCCCGGAAAGAGAATTAGTACAAGGAGTTCCTTCTTCTCTTTTTTCAGTTAGCTGTAATTTGGCATATACTAATGCAAATGTTTATTTTGCACAAGACGACCAAATAATAAATCAGTTAATTCGTAAAAAAGTAAAAGCACTTTTTACTACATTTAGAATGTATGAAAAATATTCTGATAATCCAAACGCTGGTTTTTTCTTATTGGATGAGGATAAATTATGGAACAGACCTCAAGGATTATCGACAGGTATACTAGCAATAAGCACAATGAATAATTGGGGATTTGATAAAATTTACCTAAGTGGTTTTTCTTTTGATAAACCAAATTCAAGTATTATTAAACTTGGATCGGTAATGTCTTCAGTAGACATGAGAAAACTTTGTGTAATATCTGAAACTTTTGAACATGATATTATAAATTCAATTACGAAAGAAGATTTTTATGGACTTAGAAAAGCTTAGAAAACAACTTGAAATTGACGAGGGAGTAGTTCATGAGATTTATCTGGACCATCTCGGTTATCCTACTTTTGGTATCGGCCATCTGGTTACGGAGTCAGACCCCGAACACGGACTTGCAGTGGGCACCGCCATTTCTTCTGAGCGATGCTCTCAAGCCTTCGAGTCAGATATCCAAGGAGTCTTGCGAGACTGCAACATCCTTTACTCAGACTTTCACAACTTGCCAGAAGAAGCTCAACAAATAATTGCTAACATGATGTTTAATCTTGGTCGACCCAGACTCTCAAAATTTGTTGGCATGAAACGCGGAGTTGATTCACAGGATTGGAATGCTGCCGCAGATGAAATGGTTGATTCTCGTTGGTATCGACAGGTTGGTGCACGTGCTGAAAGACTTGTAGAAAGGATGAGAAATATCTCATAATGGAACATACAAAAAAATTAATTAAAAAGGTTAAAAAAATGGAATTAGGAAATCCTGTGATCACTGCCCTTGTTGGGTTAGTAGTTTTTTATATTGGGCTTAAAATGTTCTCTGGTGGTATGAAATCAATGGGTAATTTAGATCATCTTTCATACTTTATTCATAACCCATATTGGATGTTTTTAGGAGGGATATGTATGACACTGTTGTGGCAATCATCCTCTTTAAGCACAACAGCTATTATTGCGCTTGTAGCATCAGGAGCAGTACCACTACCTGCTGCTGTTGCAGCTGTATTAGGTGCAAATATTGGTACAACAGGAACAATATGGTTAGCCGGTCTGTTTGTATCAGATGGATTACCTAAAGGCGATACACTAAGAATTGCAATGGCACATACTGGTATGAACTTACTCATGGCGGTATCCTTACTACCTTTTGTGCATCATATTGCAAGGTTTCTTGGAAGATTTTAACAAAAAATTTGACGGCGAAGTTTAAATCCTGTAGAATTTTTCTATGGGATTTAAATTAGCAATAATGTCTTTTGTTATTATGGCAGTAATGGCAGGAGGCTTTATTTTATACTATAAACATACACAAAAAACTATTGCCACTCTGCATCAGAACAATGCAAAGTTGGAAGGTGCTGTTGAGTCTCAAAAAGCAGCCATTGAGTCAATGGACGAAAATTTTACTAAACAATCAAAATTAGTAGGCGATTTACAAATTAAATTGAGTGAGGCAGAGGATGGCTATAAAAAGCTTGCCTCTAAACTTCGTAGGCACGATTTAGAAGAATTAAGTAGAGCGAAACCAGGATTAATGGAAAATAGAATTAATAAAGGGACTGCAAGACTAATCTTAGAATTGGAGGAGATATCTGGTGTTAAAAAACCTGCTCCTAATAAGTAGTGTTGCTTTTCTCTTGTCGGCATGTGGCTCCGTTGAGAAACTAAAAGTTTTTTCTAGTCCAGTAGAGAATAAGATTATCGCCCCCTCCGATCCTAAACCTCTGCTGTTAGATAAACTTCATTTTGACGTTGTAAATAAAGATAATTTACAAAAGTTTTTGAAGGAGCTACAAAAAGAACAAAATACAGAGGAATTTGTATTTTATGCTATAACTCCTAAAACATATGAGTTATTAGCATTAAATATGCAAGAAATTAAAAGATTTATATTACAACAAAAAGACATCATAATTTTTTACAAAGAGGCAACAAAACCGACAAAGGAGGGGAATCAAAATAGCAAGGAGAAGTAAATGCTTCGCCTATTCACGATTCTTTTTCTTTTATTTTTTAGTGTTAACGCATTAGCACAAACAAATACAGTGAGCACTGTCACAAGCGGAACCGTAACTGTTGATAAAACTCCACCAACAGCTTCCGCCCCCTCCGTTGTTATTAACAACTCAGACGTTTGTAAAACAGCTTACAGTGCAGGGGTTCAAACTCAAATTTTAGGAATTGCATCTGGCGTAACTGTCACAGATAAAAACTGTGAGCGGCTTAAACTTGCTCGTTCTTTATTTGGAATGGGGATGAAAGTTGCAGCAGTTTCTACGCTGTGTCAAGATGCACGAATTTTTGATGCTATGATTATGGCAGGAACACCATGCCCATATAAAGGAAAGATAGGAACGGAAGCGCAAAAAGCATGGGAGAAAAATCTTCAAGATGTACCTGATGGTTCTAAATTTTTAAAGGACAAGGAAGAGAGGGATGAGAATGATCTTGATGCCCCTTTTACGGACAACACGGAGGGGTAGAAGATGACTCTATTGAAAATGATACACGTTTGCCTCTCGCAATACTCGGTGGTTTGGCTGTGGGCGTTAGTTGTTACTTTACTGGGGGTCTCACTTGCATCCTTATTCCTGTCTTCTTCATCTAACGCTCAAACAATAATCTCGGAGACAACAGAGGTTGAAAATTTAGGTAGTGGATTAGAATTACATACAACTACAACTGTTGAAGAAGTTGTAACTGAAGGTGATCAGGAGACAACGGGTAATTATCTTACTAATCAAGGTTTTCAGAAGGGTAACACAAACGGATGGGATACGAGTGGTTCAGTTAATGTTTGCGCTACCTGTGGACCTTTTGGCGGTAAAGCATTACAAACAGGACCTGAAACTGCGGGTGGCACTGTAAGTCAGACTGTAGATCTTTTTGATAAGATGAATAAGCAAGAGATTAACGAAGGCTTTACGATTAATTACGGCTCTCACGTTTTTTCTCATCAGTCAAATGCAACAGTTCCGGTGTGTGGTCTTAATCCTGCTAACGGGCCAGATTGTCGTGATAGATTTAGTATTACTCTCGACATCAAGGACTCAAGCGGTACACTGCTTCATAAGTTTGAGCATGAGTTTGAAGAAATTACCTGGACAGGTTGGAATACTACTGACTTCTTTTTTAACTCAACAGTACCAGAGAATACACACACGAGCGCCCTTGCAACACTTGAGTTGTTTGGTATCGATGCAGGATTTACTACTGGGCACTTTGGTCCAGCTTTTGATAATGCAACTATTACAGCAACGCATACAAACATGATTGTTGAACAGATTACAACAATAACTGAAGAACTTATACAAACA